TGCAATCTGGTTCTGTAACTCACCAAGTTGCTTACGCAAATTAACCACCTCGACGTAATGAATCTTAGAATCATTTCCTAACTCGTTAACGTCATACTCTTGATTATCAATGGTTAAAATCACTGGTTGCTGTTCCTGTTGTTCGCTCATAACTCCTCCTAGTTTTGGTTTAAGCGTTACTTTATGCGGCCACTATTTATCTCTGTTATTAAACAACTCGAACAAGGTGCGAACCTTTTCTTTTATCTGCTCGATGTCAGAGTGCATTTTAGCCAACACAATGACCAAAGTGACGAAGCCAAAAGCTATGGGCCATATAGTTCCAATCGCGTCAAGTGCGTCCATAGCTTCGGCTTACCTTCATTAACTAGCCGTATACCCTTTGCCAGCGGTAATAGCCGCATTAGCAGCAGCCATATCTTCGCTACCCCAATCGTCTTTACCAACCATAATTTCAAGGTGGGCTACGTTGCGGTCAACACGATCTTGACGGTCTGCGGCATCATCATCAGCCATTTGTTCGCCAGCGATGATTGCGTTGATTAGGTCTACACTGTGACCCATTGCCGTGTAGTCTTGTGCTTTTTGAGTGTCGTCTCTTTCGTCCATTTTTAGGCTCCTATACCTTTGGGAATTGATTTTTCACTGCTTGGATTTCAGCCTTCCACGCATCAAAGCCATCGTGAAACATCTTGTCGAGTTGGTCTTCAATGCTTGGATACGCAGTTGATCGTTTGTTTGAGTAACTCAAGGCGCTTTCAATCTCTATTTTCGTCATCTCTCGACGAGCAACGATACCCTCTGAATCAGCTTCACCTTCCGTTGTAAAATCAAAGTCATCAGCGACCACCATTTCAGTCAGAGAAGGATCTAAGTCATCAGTAATTTGCTTTTTGCTTCTAAGGAAAAGCGTCCCGTTTTCTTTAAAATATAAGTACATAGTTTTTCCTTACGTGTCTAAACGCGCCCAAGAAGTCCAGCTTGTGTTAAACGAGCGCAAATATGTGTTAGTGGTCGCGATTCCAACTGCAATTTGACTAGTTACGTTGTCGGCGTTCCCAAAAACAACCAAAGCATGATAGGTATTTGAGGGTGCGTTTGTAGCGTTGTTATCAACCCTGTACATCCCCGGAAATTTAATATCGTCATAGTCAGTGGAGGAGGGGAGAGTCTGACCAGCGGCAAAGGACTTTGTGTCGTACCCGTAGATGATTTTATTTGTGCCATCATCTTTAATTGTTAAGCCGACATTGCCATCGCCATCTGACAAGACGATGTAATTGCTTGCGGTGCGGATGTCAAGGCCGTCTTCGTTGCCTTGGAAGTTACCAATGATGGTGTTGTTGTCGCCGGTAGTCATCGACAGTCCGGCTTGTGGGCCAATGAATGTGTTGTCGCCGCCTGTGGTTAGTGCGCCACCTGCGTCTCTGCCAACTAGGACATTCCAGCTACCTGTAGTAATCGCATCACCAGCAAGACCACCTATAAGGGTGTTGCTTGTGCCTGTGGTTATATCATTACCTGCTTCAAAGCCTACAGCTACATTGTAAGCATCTGTAGAAGAAGTAAAGTTTTGCGCGTATAGAGTTCTTCTACCAATTGCTACAGAGCGACTACCTTTAGTGTCTGCCGTCAGCGCGTGTACTCCGATAGCTATATTGAAAGAACCAGTAGTGTTGTGGTCTAAAGCATTAGTCCCCGTTGCTACGTTTTCTGTGCCTGAGGTATTGTTTTGTAGGGCAGCAGAACCAAGCGCAGTATTTTCTCCGGCAGTGTTGTTCTTTAACGAATTATTACCAACGGCGACATTAGATTCTCCTGTGGCGTTTAATTCCAGTGCATTTTTACCCACTGCGGTATTGTTATCTGCGGTTGTATTGCTTGTTAGCGCACTTTCTCCTAAAGCAGTGTTTCCATTGCCGTCAATATTTGCATCTAAAGCAATATACCCAACCGCTGTGTTATTAGCACCTGTGGTGTTTGCGTATAAAGCATCCCTACCAATAGCTACATTGCTTGCTCCAGTTGTATTAGTGTTTAAAGCTTGCATACCCACAGCAATGTTATTATCCGCTGTCGTATTATTTCTTAAAGCAGATAATCCTACTCCTGTGTTTCCTGCTCCAGTTGTGTTTAACGATAGAGACATTCTACCAGCAGTATTATTAGAAGCTGTTGTGTTAGCTCCTAAAGCATCTCTGCCTAGTGCCGTGTTGTCACCACCTGTGGTGTTTGCCCCAAGTGCTGATTGACCAATTGCTGTGTTGTTAGAAGCTGTTGTATTAGCATCTAATGCTCTATAACCTACGGCTACGTTCGCTGAACCTGTAGTATTAGCATCCATCGCCTCTGTGCCAACGGCTGTATTGTTACTTCCGCTACTAGTGGTATCTAGGGCTTTATAACCAATTGCTACGTTATCTGAAGCTGTAGATAATTCTGCTGCTTCAAAACCTAAAGCTGTATTTCTATTACCTGTGGTGTTTGTTGATAAAGCTGATTTACCAACCGCTGTATTGCTAGCGCCTGAGCTGTTTACTAGTAAAGCACTCCTACCCACTGCGGTGTTGTAAGATGCTGTGGTTGCGCCTGACAAAGCAGCATAACCGACAGCTACGTTTTCAGATCCAGTGCTACTTGCGTCAAGGGCTGCGGATCCTACTGCTACGTTTTCTGTACCCGTGGTGTTTGCCTGAAGCGCATTGTCTCCTACGGCTGTGTTGTCACCACCCGTGGTGTTTGCGGTTAAAGCATGATAACCCACTCCTACGTTGCCACTTGCTGTTGTGTTTACAAATAAAGCCCTTCGCCCAACAGCCACATTTCTTGATCCTGTGGTGTTTCCTCCTAGGGCAGACGCACCAATAGCCACCAGATATTCGCCTGTTGTAATTGCATCTCCCGCAAGACCACCGATGAGGGTGTTTTGAACGCCCGTGGTTACTGCTTTACCTGCTTGGTCGCCTACTGCTGTATTGTAAGTATCCGTGGCAGAAGTAAAGTTTTGAGTGCTAAGAGCCTCATTACCTATTGCAACAGAGGCACTTCCTTGTGTGTCCGTTGTTAGCGCGGCATAACCTAACGCTACGTTATGGATTCCTGTAGTAAGTGCATCCGCTGCTAGACCACCGATAAGCGTGTTTTGGATGCCTGTGGTTACTGCGACTCCTGCATTAGCACCAACAGCTACGTTGTAAGCACTTGTAGCCGAAGTAAAGTTTTGTGCGTTAAGTGCTTGATGTCCTACCGCTACACTTCTACTTCCTAATGTATCATTTCTAAGCGCATACGCTCCTAGCGCGGTATTTGCAGTTCCTTCAGTATTGGAGCTTGCCGAAAGAGTACCAAGGGCCGCGTTTTCAGCACCTGTGGTGTTTGCCTCCATAGCATTTCTACCAACAGCCGTATTGTTACTAGCCGTTGTATTTCGGTGAAGCGCCTGTAAGCCTACAGCAACGTTTGTTTCTCCTGTAGTATTGAATCTCAAGGCGTACATACCAATGGCGGTATTCTCAAGTCCAGTAGTGTTAGTTGCTCCTGCGCTATAACCCAGAGCCGTGTTGTCTCTACCTGTGGTGTTTGCTTGTAAGGAAGCGTAACCGAAAGCAGTGTTGTTAGAGGCTGTTGTGTTTGCCGCTAAAGCTGTTCTTCCCATTGCTGTATTGTAAGCTCCTGAAGTGTTGTACTTCAGTGCTTCACGGCCCAGCGCACTATTATATTGCCCAGAGGTATTGCTTAACAAAGCTGACGCACCGACTGCTGTATTTTGACTTGCGGTTGTAGCCGCAGGTAATGCGTTATAACCTACTGCCACATTTTCATCACCCGTAGTAATCGCAGTACCAGCCTCATCGCCTACGACTACGTTGTAGTTACCACCGCTTGCAATCGCATCACCCGCGTTGACACCTAAACGTAAGTTGGAGGTTCCTGCGGTTAAGGTTTTAAAATCGTCGCCTATAGAGATCGAAAGGTCTGTCCCTCCGGTGACATTACCCGCAACCAACACCTCAGCCAGCGTATCGGTAACACCCGGATCAACCCCAGCCATCGCATCAACAACTGCGGCTCCGCTGCCAGCACCATCGAGGTAAACAACCGCCGTCTTGCCCGTGGCAATCGTGACGTTCGCGCCTGAGCCTTGAGAAATCGCAATCGATTGAGATCCACTGGTTGCGTTCTCAATGAACATGACGCGGCTTACAGTATTAGGCGCAATCGTACAGGTTCTTGTGGCTGTCAAGTTGCCAGCGGAAGTAATCTTAAAATACATTGCTCGAGCAGGATCAGACGCACCATCTGCAACGGTAGTTGTCGCATCTGCATCTGAGCTAAAGACTTGCTGAGTAGCGTAGCCTAGTGCTTCACCGATAAGTTCTAAATTGGTATTGGTGGAAGTTCCCCAAGTTCCCGATTCATCCCCTGTGGAAATCTCTTTTAATCGAAGGTCATTTACATACGTTGCCATTTTATGCTACCTCTTGCCAATTTGGTGTTTGGCTTTCGTCAATATTTTGCCAGTTTGGTAATTGACTTTCATCAATCGCTTGCCAATTTGGTGTTTGGCTTTCGTCAATATTTTGCCAGTTTGGTGATTGACTTTCATCAATCGCTTGCCAATTTGCATCTTGTCCAGGAATGATTTTGCCCCAGACCAAAACTTGCCCGACTTCGCCTTGAGCACTAACTCCAGTAACTTCAATAGTGACGTTACCAACAAAGCTAACAGTCCCGACCTGACCTGTCGCAGAAACGCCCGTAACTGGGAAGGTATTGCTCGTTTTTGTGGTAACGGTTCCGACAGATCCTGTAGCTGCGATTCCTGTTGGCGTAACCAATGCATCTGCTTCAATTGTAACGCTTCCAACGGAGCCTGTTCCGCTAGATCCCGTTGCTTCAACTGTAGCATCTGCGCTAACCGTAGCTGCGCCAACTGAGCCTGTCGCTGAAACGCCTGTAGGAGTAACCAGCGCGTCGATTGAAACTGTAACTGTTCCAACTGCTCCCGTTCCGGCAACGCCCGATACAGAGACAATCGCATCAGCCGATACCGTAACTGTTCCGACCGCTCCGGTGGCAGAAACGCCTGTGACAGTCGTGATTGAATCTGCTGTAACAGTGACACTTCCGACCGCTCCGGTCGCAGAAATACCTGTAACTGCCACATTTGCGTCAGCCGATACCGTAACCGAACCAACAGACCCTGTTGCGGAAACGCCAGTAACTGATACATCCGCATCAGCAGAGGCTGTAGCGGTTCCAACAGAACCTGTTGCAGCGATACCCGTGACAGTAACGTTTGCATCTGCGGAAATTGTAACTGAACCGACTGCACCTGTTGCTCCAGGTACTGCAACACCTTCACCCCAAGGGCCTTCGCCCCAGCCATGGGTTGAGCTATTCCATCCTTCAAATGCAACGGTAACATCGGCCACATATTATTCCTATGCGATTCTTATAATTGCAGTGCTTGCTCCAGCAGCAGGAAACTGAACAGTAAAATCTCCGCTTGTTGAAGTTTTATCGGCACCGAAATCAAGAACAACTACTGCTCTATTAGCAGATCCGGCAGTCGTTGAGGAGTTATAAATTAATGCTCCTCTCGCCGTAATGGTGCTGCTTGACCACGTTGTGTCTGCAAAGTCTGTAAGAGCGGTAGTTGAAGATGTGGTAGGGGTAACATTAGTTAATGTATTTCCCGCTGCCGTGTATCCCGTTCCAGAAACTTCATTACTTGTGGTATAAGCAGTTGTTCCCGCACCTAAACTTGCGCTAGAAGTGTAAAGAGCAATCTTAAAAGTATTGCCAGAACCAGTTGTGGTCGTTGTTCCACCACCAGATCCGCTAGTAAAGTTATGAATGCCTTGCAAGATTTCTTGCTTAAAAGACGTACACATTGCCTGATCAATAGCCATTATAAAGTCCTCAATATTTCAGCCATATCGCCATGACCGTTTGTTTTAAATAAGTTAAACAACGTAGTTCTGTCACTCTTTATAGATTGATCGCATGCAGCAACAATAACCCAATACATGCGATCTCTAAAAGCTTCTGCCTGGGCTTTAATAATTGGATCAGCAGTATCACTAATACTAATTATTTTAGCGACTGCATTTGCTGCAATCTCTTCTGAGTTCATTCCGCGACCTTCTGTTGTCTGAACATTTACAGAACCTGGAGTCGCTGAGACTTCTACGCTAAACAATGTTATCCCCTTGCGATATCATATCTATATTCATCCCTAGACCCATAACCTGCGCCAATCTTTTGTAGTCCTTCTAGGGCCATTTGAAACCTTTGCTCATATTGTCCAACTTCTTCAGGTACTTTCAAGAACGTAGCTGCTTCAACTAAAGTTCCATAAAGCATTGCGTCTGGAGCATTTGTTGATAACCATGTTGTTCCTGATTCAGCACCAGCGGTCAATGATACGGGCCTATACTTGTAATGAAGCTCAAACTCGTAGCTTTGATCTGGTGTTGGCGCAACAATAAAAGTTGTATCGTCAAACAAAGCGTAATACTTTGGCAATCCAGTTGTTGCAGGATTGGGCGTGTAATCTCTTATAAAAGAGACATGCTTGAAAAGAAGGTAGGTGTATACATTCCCAGAAACAACAGCAAGGCTATACGGCGCTAAAAAGTCAGTAGGCGTAGAAACATAAGTATTGTTTATTGAAGATGTTCCTGTAACGTTTTTTCGAAACACAGGAAGCTGTACATTCTTTAATATACGCTCTTCTGCTTCCTGGATAAAAACAGGAAGATCGCTTACAAACGTTGACTCTGAAGTCTCACAGTAGTTTTGTACTGCGCTTTTTAAACTTGCATATGTAAAGCTCATGAGGTCACCACTGTTACAGTACCAACTTCTCCCGTTCCGCCAGACCCTTCAAACTCTGAACCAATTGAATCCCCAGTAGGAGTAATCATTTGATTAGGATCTATTGTCCTTACAACGCCAAATCCTACAATAAGTCCTGTTTCAGGTCTTGGGTTGCGTAAAGCTTCTGCGTCAGAAACATGAGGAAGCGGCTCTAATTGAGGCTCTTTGGGCTCATAGCATTCGCTACAAACTCTAAAGCCAGTCCATTCTCTGCGAAGCTGGGCATACTTATACCTAAACCCACATCGATCGCATATCGCAATGGCATACTTCCCAGAAGCATAAGCCATTATGCTCTCCTATAGCTTCTTAAACTAGGAGCTACAAACAAAGATGCTCTACTTTCATCTTGATCTGCCGCTCTAGAAAACTCCTCTTCGTAAAAAGATTTAAGCATTTCTACTCTGTCAGGTGCTTTCTTAAGAGCTATATAATATGCAAGACCTGCCGCTAAACAAGGATAAAACCTAAACGGCATATCCATTGTGTTTGCACTAGCACTTGCGTCTTCAATTCTTATGAGCCTATTGATCAAAAGTTGATCTGTGTTATTTTCAGAAGCTGGCCAAATATAAAGCTTTGGCGTTATTTGTTTGTCTAAAAACCACTGGGTAGGTCTAGATTGAGTGTCTTTAGTTGGAATGTTCCAATAAGCAGATCTACTAACCTGGGCCATTTGAATATCTGTAGTAGTACCGCCTTCAGTTCTTCTAATAACAACATCCAATACGTCTATTGTTGATGATGTTAAGTCAATGGACTCAGCACCTTGAGTCAAGGTTGTTGTTGTATTTTCAATTGTCCATTGGTTTAAGCCACGATTAGCCCAATCAGCCAGAAGCAGGTTAAGGGATCGCCTTGCGGTAATCCCGTCATAACCTGTGCGAAACTCAAGGCCACATCGTTCAAATGCTTCCTCGATATATTCCGCTACATCTGGCTCAAAATCTCTAGTCCCAGAGGTTGTCATTAATATTCCTTTATCAGTTCAAGAATAACAGTATAAGTGTCATTTGCGCTTGCACCGATAGTCGTAAACAAAATGTCTCCTGTTACGCCAGTACCGGCATTATTTGGAATACCAGTAAAAGGAGTATAGTCATGATAACCGTTACTATCTGGAGACAAGCCAATAACTAAAACGTTAGCGGTAGCGTCAAACAAAAGCTCAACACCCATACCAACACACTGCCACCATATTTGCGCGACAGTTACTTTAGTACAAGCTTGTCCAGACGAGTTTGCAGCTAAAGAAGAAACATCGACTTTAACTACATTTGTCTCGCCGGTTCCATCACTGACATTAGTAAACTTTAGGACGGCTTTACGCTCACCGTCCTGGATAGTTTGTGAAGTGACTGCATCAGCCATGTTGTTCTCCTAAAGTTATCTTATTAAGCGTCAGCAAAAGGAGTAACAATAGTTCCTGAACCGATTAATAAAGAATCATGAACGAGATAAGTTGCAGTATCGATAGCAGTCACCTTAATAACGCTACCAACAATCCCGCCTTTGGTGGTGCCGTTAAGCGTTATAACATCATTGCTTGCCGCTGGGACAAAAGCTTTCTTAGTGCTGTCATCAATAGCGACTATCACAGCGCCAACAAACTTGTCAGTGCCGTCAGTCAAGATGTCAAGATCGGTTGCTGCGGTTTCTACATAAAAGAAAAACGAAGCACCGATATTGTTTGCTTGATCGGGAGAAGTAGGATCATTAGGAGTAGCTGAAGAAATAGAAGGCAAAGTAAACTTACCATCTGCATCGTTCAACATAATAATTTTACCGGCATGAGCAGCTACAGTAAGCGTAGTGTCAGAAGACAAGCTAACACTGCTATTTACGCCAGCGGTAATAAACCCAGCCAAAGATTTAACGGGTCCAGAAAAAGTGGTTTGCGCCATTATGGTCACCTCTTACGAAAGGATTCGCCCAAGTATCTTCGTAACGTCCGCTGAGCCGGTTACTGGGGCTAATTTGTCTCAGAATCTATATCTTAGAATAAAAAAAAGGTGGCCAAAAGACCACCTTTTTCTTATGTTTCACATGAAACATTAAGCTCCTTGCGAACCAAACACACAACGTGGGTTACTAAACCCGAAGCTATAACGCTCTCGAGCCTTGTATCGAACATTGCCTGTGTCGAAATCACCTTCCATAGAAGTTGAAATCGGGCTTCTTTCAAAGTGCTTAAACCCATCAGGGCAGTCGGTCAACAAGAACCATGCATCATTGTCAGACAAGAAGTGGTTGACTGCATAACCTTGCGGTAACAGACCCATATTCTTGATTGCGTTGATGTCATTGTCCGCAGTACCTACGCGTCCTGGAGTATCAAGCAAACGATCAACTACGAACTGAAGTTGAGGCGGAACAATCAACTTGGTTCCCTGAAGGGCCAAGATCATGCTTCGGTCATCAACAAAAGTCGATACGCTGATCAATGCGTTTTCAAGCGAAGTTTCGTTCAAATCAGACATGGTAGTTGCCCGATTTGCCAAAGTTCCGCCATACGCAAGGGGGTGTGCTGTGCTGATCAAAGGCTGACCATCACCACCCGCGAAGCTAGTGTTAAACGCATTGTTAAGAACGTTAGCTGCTTTAACCTGCTTAGTGTGCGCCATACTACGGGCCAAAGCCTTAGTATAACGAGCGCCAAGACGGTCATACAGATTGTCTTCAACAGCTTCCTCGGTAAGACCAAAGGCCAAAGCCACGGTCTCATGCGTGTAGCGTGCTGTAAAACCTTCAGAAGCGTTATCGTAAGATACGCCTTGTCCTTCGGTCTTAACTTTTGCGTCACCAAAACCTACGATAAGTACTTCTTCTTCGAATGCTCGATCAGAAGACTCTGTTTCGTAAATTTCTGCATGCTCGTTTTCATAACGTGCATATTCCATACCAAATAAAGCATTGAGGCCAGGCTCTAGCTCTTTGGCTAATTGGGCTCTTGAAATAGCCATATATTAACTCCTTAAGCTAAACCAACTTGCTTCTGGCCAAACAGATGATTCTGAATGGTGACAAGCACGTTAGTATTGGCTGAACCTACATCTGAATTGTCTGGGTCACCAGATATATCCAGGGCTTTTAATGGCAACGTCGCTGTTGCAGCACCAGTAGAAACATCAAGCTCTACATAAGAGAGACCTGAATCTGTACTACCAGTACCAGTGTTATCAACAATGTCGAAGTTCCCCCACAGATCTGCAACAGGGAACGCTGCGTCTGCTTGAATTTCAAACACATCCATAGGATGGTCGAAAATAAAAGCAATTGCATCGGTCGCTGCATTTCCAGGCCAGTAATTACTCCAAGTAGGAGTGCTGGTCGTAGGATCTGTATAGAAACAGCCGTTAAACACACCGACAATAATGTCGGAAGTAGCGGATCCACCATCTGCGCGAGCAATCCGAGTAACAATACCAGCAGTATTTTGGGTAACAATGTCACCCGCATAAATATTGGTAGTGTTAGTCGCGTCAGCAGTCGTTAGCCTATAACGAGACTGACCAGAGGAATTGTAGTTCCCCTGAATATTGCGAACATAGCGGAGTCCAAAAGGGGCGTCTTGATTCGCCATTTATTTTCTCCTTAAAACACAATCATAATAGCTCTATTTATTAGAGCCGCCAAATGTTACCTTACTTTTCCTCTCGTTAGAGATAGGCATAGAGGGATGTTCATCCTTCATAAGGTCGTTGTCAACCGCATTCATTTGGTTTTCAGTTCGACTTTGGAAGTATGCGTTCCTTTCTTCTGCCGTTTCATCTGGGATTTTAGCAAGCATTAATCCGCCTACGCCCACAGTTCCAGCGTGAGATCCTTCGTCAATTGTAGGTAAATCATACCCAGCAACTTCAGCAGGATTGACTACTTCGTAGCCTTCTCGCATTCTCATGTGTACGTTGGTTTTATCGGCTTCGCCTCGGATATGAGTCCTTAGCCACCGATACCTCATCCCAGGAGGAGGTTCAGGCGTTTCTAAAATTTGAGGTGGTCGCCATGGTTGACGAGCTTTAGTGGAATCTCTTCCACTTGCGCTTCTGGGCATCCTGCTGGATCCTCCAGAGCCTTTTACTTTTGTCTCTTCACTCATGATCTTTCCAACCTCATTTTCTGTTTTGCGTATTCTTTGAACGGCACACCGAGTTTTTTTGCAAGCTGTTGTTCGGTGGGCGAAAGTTCAATCCTACGATCGTTTTGATTGCGTCCTTTTCCTGTTGTGCGCGTACCGGAAACAACTCTTTGGACGGGTTTTTTGTCGTTTCCTGCGGATCGCTGATGCTCGAACTTGTGAGGGAGTTCTTGTCGAATCCTGCGATTAATTTCAGAATAGTACTCATCTGATTCTAAGTCAATTCCAGATCGGACAAGCTCGTCATGTACAGCAAAAGCTACATTAGTCATGACTCTATCTGTGCCAAACCATTCGTTTTGTGCAGCCCATTCCTGGGCTTTGCTAGAAGGTTCTAAGTACTGCGGTTCAGGTTCTTGATTGTAATCATCAGGAATCTGATACTCTGGTTCTTGGTAGTTAACCTGACTCTCAGCCCATTTCTTATAGTCTTCTTTATACTTTGCAAGCTCACGCTTGTATTGTGACAAAGAAGCACGATCGGACTCAGTTCTGGCAATAAGCTGTTGAGCCTCTGCCATTGCTTCAGGATCTCCAGACTCATAAGCTTTTTGAAGGTTTCGTTTAGCAGCGTCAGCCTGAGCTTCGATTCTGCCTTCAAATTCCTTCGAATAGCTTTCTTGTATCTGCAAGTTCTGAGCGGCAGAGTTAACGCTTGTCTGTCTTGACTGGACAGAAAGCTTCTTGTTCTCTTCTTGCAGTTGCTTAGCGTACTGGACAGCTTGAAGTTCCCTACGTTGAAACTCTTTAGCTTGTCGAACAGCTTGATTGATCCGCTCTTGAGCGGTTCTAACGCGCCGTTCAGCCTCTGTTTCTTCTCGGTCTGCTTCGTTAGCTGTAAAATCTTCTTCTACTTCATCATCTGTAATAGGAGAGATTTCGTCTAGCTCTTCATCAGATAGCTCAACGTATGTAGATTCATCTTGAACCTCATCGTTTGCTTCTCTCAGATCAGCCGGAATTGCTGCACTTTCTATATCCTCGTCTTTGATATCTAAATCAATATCAATGTCGGCAAGGGCCTCGCTTAACGTTTGTTCTGACATGTTTCACCTCAACCTGACTTAATATCATCGGGATTCAAAATAGTCCCAATAACTTCATCATCATTAATAATTCGCACTTCAGAGTCATCTTCTAAAGAGAATCTGGCTCCTGCATAACGGCCTATTAACACCCATTGTCCTTCCTCACACCAAGGTATGCCGCCAAATTTGTCGTCATCTTGGTAGGCTAATGGGCCTTTTTTAAGAACATAAGCAATAACAGTAGCTAGACCTTCCTTGTCTAAGGTTTGTTTTGTCAGAACAATCCCGCCTTCTGTTACGCCTTTGCCTTTATAAGGTAAAACAAGAAGCTTCCACCCAGCAGGGTTTGGCATTCTTTCTAATAGTGTCTTGTCCAGAAGATCTGGATTTAAAACACGGTCCTCACTACTCACATACGCGTCATCTAATGACGATTTTGCGAGAGTATCTGCTGCTGACAGATTACTCATCGGGGTCTCCTTCAGTTCGCAATGCTTCTTTTAACTCCTCGCGAAGGGTGCGAAGCATCGATAACTCACCCATCACGAATTTATAGTCCTCCATTGTTTTAATGTTCCCACCAGTCAAGTACTCAATATGACCTTCTTCAAACTTTTGAAGCTTTTTAAAGATATAAGTTGAGAGATTAACTGCATCCATTAAAACACTCCGCCTCCTCTAGGTGGTTGCGAAGGACCTCCTGGTCTTGCGTCTTCATCATACGGCTCATCTTCATCAGTTGGCGGGATTGGCGGAGCACCTAATCCAGCATATGGCGCTAGTGGCGACATAGGCATAGGCTGTCCGTACCCTCCAAACTGAGTTTGAGGAAGCGGTGATGTCGGCGTTTCGTAAGTCGGGTATCTAGATATATTAGCCCCCGACTGCATTTTCTTAACAAAGTCTTCTCGAACTTCTGGATCATAAGACTGACCCAAAATATTCCGTGGAACAAACTGTTCACGCATTCCTTTTAACGGATCCATATCTACAAACGTAGGTGGTGGTGGAGGCGTTGGTTCTGGATCAGGTTCTGGACTTGGCTGTTCACTTGTTGGCGGCTTCCAATCTGCTGGCTTTGTTCCTTGAACCCAACCCGGTGCAGGACTCCATCCTCCATTTGGCGCCGTCCATTCTTCACCCGTTGTAGGGTTGTAGAAAGGAACCAAAGCCATTGTTGATATTCCTCCATGATGCGTAAAGCCTGGAGGTGCAGGTCCCATTTTAGGTCCATCTCTTGGACCTTCTTCAAATGGATATCCTGGCGGCATATCGGGAGATGTGGGAGCAGGTCCTTGATCGGTTACTTTTATATCGTCTAGATCTGGAGTTTTAGAAATCAAATCTTCAATAGGAGAACCAGGCATATCAGGAGGTGTAGGTTCTGGATCAGCAGGATCTTCTGTCTTAATAGGATCAACAACCGTAACAGGTCCTGGGCTTTCAACTACAGAAGCTTCTTCTACCGGAGGTGCTTCTTGTTTCTGCTCTGGTTGGACAAAACTAAAGGTATTGTAGTCATCTCCCTTATATCCAAGCTTTGCTATGAACTCTTCTGGAGTATAGGTTTTAGTAGCATCATCACCTGTAAATCCAAAAGCACTTACGTCTTCAATAAAGGTGTTCGTTGCAGGATCATATGTAGCATTAAGATTAAAATCTTTAGCGCCAGGAGAGTTGTTGTATCTTTCAACAAGATCATTTGCAGTAAATTTTTGCTCATTTTTTGGACGATCAAAACTAAACTTATCGTATTCATCTGATACATAACCAAGCTTATTCATAAACTCTTCTGGAGTATATGTCTTGGTCGCTTGATCTCCTGTAAAGCCAAATGCACTTACATCTTCAGTGAATGTGTTGGTCTTAGGATCATATGTAGCTGACAAATTAAAATCTTTAGATGCCGGAGAGCTATTGTATCTTTCAACAAGTTGATCAGGAGTGAAGCTTTGCCTTGTTGACTTCCGATCAGGTATTTTAGCTTCTTCTCTTTCTTTAGCTTTTTTTGCAGCGGCTTCTTCAGCAGCGCGTTTTTCATCAGCAATTCTTTTAGCTTCTGCTGCAAGCTTAGCTTCAGCGGCACGCTCTGATTCTGCTTGTCTTCTAGCTTGAGCAACCCTTTTGGCCTCTGCTTCTTTAGCAGCTCTAAGTCTATTTCTTTCTTTAGCAGCTTTATCTGCGGCTTCTTTTGCGGCCCTAGCTTGCGCCCTTTCTTTTGCAGCTTTAGCTTCAGCAGCTTCTTTTGCAGCTCTCGCTCTTTCTTGTGCAGCTTTCTTTTCTTCTCGTTGAGCAATAGCGCGTCTTCTTGCAGCGGCTTTTTTGTCTTCAGCGGCGACTCTTCTAGCTTCTTCTTCTCTTTTTTTAGCGGCAGCTATTACTGCTGCATTTGATACGGGTGTTCGACTTCCAGTCCCGCCTCGAGGAGGTCTTACACCCCTACTTGTCGTTTTTATTGTTCCTCTTCTAGGAGCTTTAACAGGAGTGGATCTTCTTGAAGCTACCTTAGTTGCATCTCTAGGAGATACGCTAATTTCTCGCTCTATAGAAGATGGTCTTCCTCTACCTCTGCGTGGTGCCATTAGTAAAAGCTCCTCATGATTCCGCCGCCAAATCCGCCCATTTGTTGAAAACCACCACCCATTTGTTGTGGCTGTTGTCTTTGATTCATTTGACCACCAAACGGGCTTGGTCCAAGCGCATTTTGATATTGAGGCTGTCTTTGTGGTTGATTGTACATTCCGCCCATACCGCCACCGTAGCCACTTCCATAGCCTGGAATATACTGAGGGGAACCGCGCACTGTCTCTGGTCCCTGGGTCGTAACGCCTCCAAAGCCGCCACCATAAGCCGGAGGTTGTTGGCCGTAACCACCTTGCATGCCACCACCAAACATCGGAGGTTGTGGCGGATATCCCCCGCCGTACATTTGAGGTTGTTGTGCATACATATTGCCGTAACCACCGCCCGGTCCTCTTCCGCCGAATCCACCGCCATAACCGCCGCCATAACCAGGCTGTGGCATTGGCTGAGGATAAGGCGTTCTTGGCTGAGGATACTGGGGCATCATAGGTGGTTGTTGGTATCCGCCACCCATACGATATCCGCCACCCATGCCATAGTTTTGAGGCATCATTGGCTGAGAAAAAGGTCCACTGAACTGCATACCTGGAAAGCGATTGCCATAACCTTGATTAGGCTGAGGCATTCTTTGTCGAGGTAATGGTGAATAACCGACTTGCTCTTGTGGCAATTGCCCTCTTTGTTGCCCCATTTGTTGTTGTGGCAATCGCCCTCTTTGTTGCCCCATTTGTTGACGCGGTGGTGCGCGGTGATCTGTTAGTATGGTCCTGTTATTCTCCATAGGAAACTGCGATCTAAATATAGAACCATCGGAATTACGACCCTCGTATTGAGGGCCTTGATTTCGCATCGGAAGATCAGGCATAACCGCTGGTTGTGCCGTAATTTGCCCAGTTTGTTGACGTGCGCGATTAAAAAGATCTTGAAGGTTGCCGCCACTATCATATCTTTGAACGTTTTTGCCAAAAAGTTTTTTTAACGAATCGTATAGATTTTGCTGTTGAGGGCCTCTCGGAGACCCTTCAAGAGCCCCGCCCGTACCGCGTGGATCGGCCACTCTAAGCTCTCGCATGCCCATTGGTTGTGCCACACCACCTTGCATTTGCTCAACTGGTTGATTAGCTCGACGCCAAGCCATATCCCATCCGCTCATTAGAATATACCTTCGAACTTAGTCCCTCGCTGTGCGTCACCGCCGCCTCGAGACTTACCTTTGCCCATTCCAGGCTTAGGAGTTGCAGAAGCAGATACAGACTCAATAGACGCGTACTTAACGCGACCTTGATCCTTAACAGTGAATCCGCCTTTGTCTACCTTTGGATCTTTAAAGCTTGTGGTTCTCTTAATCATGATTAGTTCCCAAATATGTTTTTGGTCATTTTCTCAGCTACGTTAGCCATTTGTATAGACTCTTGTAACTTTAGCCTATCTTGAGCGGTTTTGTTCTTCATGTCAGCAATGTCTGCCTGAAGATCCATACGCTCTTGATCCATAGCATAATCTTTATCGATTCGATCTTCATCCATTTCCATACGTTGCTGAGCTTCCATGGCTTTTCTTTGAACATCTTTAGCCTTGATATCAAGCTCTTCTCGACGCAACTCAACAAGCGGATCGTCCGTATCTTCTGCCTCAAATATCGGCGCAATCTTTTCAAGCATGTCAGCCGTAATCTGAGCAACCTTAGACTCAATCATTGCCTGCATTGGGTTAGGTGGTGGTGGTCCCATGGGCGCCCCCCCTTGCGGAGTAGCCAGTGAAGGGCTGGCCCCTGGAGGACCACTCGGAGGGCCACCCATGGGTCCACCTAACTGAGGCGGAGCCATTCCTGGAGGCGGCCCCATCATTTGCATTTGTTGCTGCATCTGCTGCACTTCTGGGTCCTGCATAGCCTGCTGTCGCGCCATTAGATCAATATGCCCGTAAACATGCGCTTGAATCATAGCGCGAAGTTGAGGATTTGTCTTAACAACAGCAGAGTTATATACCGTGATGTGCGAGTCAATGTGCGCTTGATGATCTTGATCAGGAAACGGTGTAGCTGGCTGCATCATCATAAAGTTAGCATTTTCCATAGCCGGTGCAACTGGCATAGGCTGTGGTGGCGGAGGGGGAGGCGGTAGAATCTGATCTACTTGCTGTACACCCATCGCCTCATACATACGCTTGTAAGCGTTGTACATACCCATAGGACCATGGATTTCAGGGTTAGCCTGAACCATTCTTAACATCTCTTGAGACAACATCACACGCTGACTCATAGAAAATATGTTGGGATCGCTGACTGGAATGATATCTATTCGGTCATCAAAGTCTTGTTGAATCAGACCTGGGTTGCCGTTGGCCACCATGTACGGATACGCGGCTGGCAAGTTCTCTTTAAACGTTCGCGCAAGAAGATTAAATTCAACACGCTGAGAATAGTGCAATCTTTTGTGGATCGCGCTCATTACGCGACTACCACGCTCTAATAACGCAACAGTCGTACCAACAGGTGCTTCTTGATTACCATCTCCTACTTGCATATCACCGATAGAAGCGAATCGCTTACCGGCATCAACCAACATACCAAGCAAGTTTAGGAGGGTGCCGCTAGGTTCTTTAAACGGCAAAGGCATTAGCGCATCGCGCAATGAGCCTCCTGGTGCATCCATGTCTCGGAACTCACCTGGCTGTAACGGCACATCGCTATCTCGAATACGAATACCACGCGCCTTAAATCCAGCGGGTAAGTTCGCTAAAGTACCGGCATCAATTAACTGTCGAAGCAATGAGGTCGCCCCACGGGACAACCCACCGATCATATGCGTTAGGCCGAAACCATAAAAGCCGACACCAGGAAGAAACTTATAATGAACAAAATAATCAATCCGCTTACGCATAGGATCGTTTTGATCGTAGTTTCTTCTAATGGATAGAATTTGAGACTCGCTTTGAGAGATAGTAACAATGTACGGAAGCTTGATACCAGTTTCTTCACCATCGGCATCAAGATCTTCGTAACCTTCGATGTCGAGTTCGACATGCATTTCAAGGATTTCACACTCGTCAGAGCTAGAGTTGCCAGATGGCTTAACGCCTTGTAGTTCATCTAATTCCTCCTCTATGTCGCTATCAGAACCAATGTTTGCAGTTCTGTTAGACATATTGGTTTTTCGATAAAAACCTGTTTGCTGAAGCTTCTTAACGTCATTGATTGACATATCAACAACGTGCGTAATACGGACAGCACTATCTAAACTGCTGGCACCGTAAGGTACGACCAAGTTCTCTGAAGGAATAAACCTAGAGACAGGTCTTCCCAGCGTTTGATCAAAGTGAACCTTGCGAAACGCACTACCAGACAATGGCAGATAAAACAGCATCTGGTCGGTTTCAGGGTCATATTCCTTCATGACCTGCGTAATCTGGTAGTTCATGTACTCTTGTACACGCGCAGCCTGGAGGTCGGTTTGCGGAGTACCCAGTCCAACGACTTGAGTCTTCACCGGGCCTCCAGGCGGCAACATTTCTTTATACGCTTGCGCCTGAAACTGCGTAACACTTTCCGCTAAAAGCGGATGCACAATACCGGAAGCACCCTCAAAAGGCTCGCTTCGGTCTTCAAACTTCATACCAAGGAACTCAAGTCCTTCTCGGTAGGTTTGTTCCCATTCCTTTCTAGACGACAAGTCATCTTTGTAATCAGCAATACAGTCGTTGTACAAAGATCCCAGCGTAGAACGATCAAGAACCTCAGCGAGGTTCTCAAAGAAATCATCTCCCTCTGCCGCTATATCAGGGGGCGGCATACCAATCAGCATAGTCCCGTCATCAAGGGTTTCTATGTCATCATCTTCGCTAAACCCAGATCCTAAGATCTCATCAAAAGAATCATCCTCAACGTCAATCTGGATTTCTTTTGAGTTGTCTTCTATCTCAAGTTCTTGGATATCAACGTCATCAACACCGCGCTCAATAGCCATGTGTTAGCCCCACTTCCTTTCCCACTTCGTCATCGAAGTCGATTTCTTTTTAGCCTTGACCTTGGCTTTCGGTTTGCGAACAGCACCACCCTTCTTCATCTTCAACATGCGAGGGTTGTCTTTCTCAGGGAAAAGCTCTTCAAGATCGTCTCCCTTTTTGCCCTTCTTGATCATGATCATGATCGAACCTTTTCTCTCGGGCATCTCTTCGGTCAGATAATCCATAAGCTCATCTTCATTATCACGAAGATCTTCAAGCAATGAATCATCCTCAGAGCCCTCAAGAAGGCGCATGACCTTTTTGTACATATCAGTGTTGGACTTCATTTGATTATTCCTTGTCCGCATACAAGTTATCAAAAACTTGGTTTACGTCTAGCGTATAGTCTAAATCAGACTTGCTGTAATGAATATGCTGTGAAGGCTTAAAGTCTGGCGCACCTTCACCTGTCTCAAACCAAGCAGGATGCGTAACTCTAACCCTGTTATTGGGTAACGCTACAATATTTCCAGTCCATTCGCCAGCATCAAGCAACTCAAGAACATGCGATTGCTTGTGTTGCGCCGGATCATCAGCGATCTCATTCTCCGCGTAGTCTACCGTAAAAAGGTATTTCGCAGGATAAAATTCGCCATCAATCTTAGCCATCCATGGACAAGGTGTGCAGCGATCAAGCACATAAACAGAGTGAGTATGAGAACTGCAATCCCAAGGTTGAGCAGCCCAGACAGGCATCGGCTCAGGCCATTCTTCAAACGGTGTATCACCGACCAGCGCGGTAATAGGCATTCTTGCCCACATGGCGCCACCGTGTACGTTGGGCTCGTCTTCATCAGCTTCGCATCCAGTAAAGATAACTTGAAACGAAAGACATCGAGTAGGCATAGTAGTCACGGCGATGACCATAGCGTGTAAAAACTCGCCATGGTATCGCTCATGATTAACCGTGTATTCCCTTCTTACCCACGCCTTAAAGTGTGGGATATTGCTTTGGAGATAGGCCATGCTTAACGCATAGCCCTACCAAACCCTCGCTTGGCTGCACCAACTCCGCGAGCTTTCTTTCTGCCCACAGAACCACCTTTCTTGTATCCGGGTGGGACCTTACCGCCCATCTTGCCACCTTTTGAAGCCATCTTGCTTCTCATGGCCATACCGCCCATGTTCATGCCAGGGGGCTTCGCTCTTTTACCTTTGCCCATGCCGCCTTTCGCACCAGCTCGCTTGCCAGGCGCATAACCGTACTTATCAGAAAGATCCTGGATAACACTCGTAGCCTGCCTAGTTCCTTCTCGTCCTTGAACAGAATTAAGAAGCCGTCTTTGGGCAGGACTTAAAGTAGCTCGGCTTTGAGCGCGTGATCCTTTTGCTTTCATCATTCCACCTAGATTCTTTTTAACGGGCTTTTTCTTTTTGGTCCGAACAAAGTCAATCAGCCCGCGCTCACCACCAAACTTCTCGTCGTCACCAAGCAATGCTCGGGCGAGAACACCACCTAATGGCCGGAACTTAGCATCCTTGCCAAAGATAGCGGGACGGTTTTTGCTAGAAGATTTTTTAGTACTGCTCTTTGAAGAAGCAGCAGCAGCAGTTGGACGCTTGCCACTTTTGTTCCACTTGTTCATGTAAGCAGTCAATGTCAAGCCGGTTTTTTCTAACTGCTCTTTGCTGACGTTAGCCTTACCATTACGAGTCTTGCTGCTTCCTTCGCCAAAACGACCTGTGGGTTTGGTTGCTTTTTTATCAGCCTTGGCAGATTTTTCGTCTTTCTTTTTGTCATCTTTGAAAAGACTGTAACCTCCAATTCCAGTACCGACCGCAGTGGCAACACCACCACCCGTTACAGCTTGACCTTGCCTAACTCTTTTCTTGCGAGGGATAGATGCAACTCGACCCTTTTCATTTCTTTTGTAAACGTTAGATGGATTTTTATTTTGTCGCTTAGCACCACGGGTAGTCGCCGTTCCAACTTTTTCAAAAGCATCGTCAGCTTTATCTAGGAGTTTTTTACCACCTGCTTTAATACCCGTGTAAATAGTTTTTAATGCCATGATCGTTTCCTTATCTCGAGATTAATAATATGCGCGTTTGTCTCGGTAAACTTCCTCTTCAATCTCGTCAGACTCAAGGTTAATGAAGCTACCTTGTCTGAATCTTAGTATAGCTTGGGTCATGGAGTCTACATAATCATCATGCTCGCCAAACGGGAACGATGCACACTCCTCAATCACCTCATCCGCAAACACAAAATCAGGCGCCCATACCATCCCAGACTCAAATACAGGGCTCACCGCATGTACCCGTGTCATCTTATCGTTACCCCGACTAGGCCGGTAATTAACAACAGGTATACCCATCGCCCTCAACTCATGGGTCAACGGCGTACCACTCGCTTGGGCCTCAACAAGTACCATATCAGGCTCATATTCCTTGTACTGCTCCATAGCCTCAGCCTTTAACTCAGGAAAGTCCCAACGACCACGCTTAGCATCCAGCAAAATAATCGCATCACTACCACCTTCCTGCGGTGTAAACACACCCCAAGTCGTAATCGCACTGAAATCCGCCGTCTGACTCTTACTAAACGCCGTATCGTAACTCTGAATCACATAATGACAGCGGGGAGGCTCATCCTTCTCCCAAATATTCCACCATTCCCGCTTAATAATCGCGCCTTCCTCAGAAGTCGGGTTCTGCTGGTACTGAGCATTCCACTTCGAAACCGGAATCGACGCCTTAACAGAGTCTAACTCCTCCCGTTTCCAAAACTCCGGCCACAAAACATTACCCGAGTCCTCAAATATCGCAGGCAACTCAATAACATCCCACTTGTCCGCATGGTTTTCTGTCTGACGCTTCAACAATCGACCCGTAAGGTCCAATGTAGACCATCGGGTCATCACAATAACAATCGTCCCACCTGGCTGAAGACGCTGACGGGGACCCGAGGTGTACCACTCATAACAAGCATCCAGCAGATTCACACTCATCGCGTCTTGCTCAGAGTGCGGATCATCAATAATCAATAAATCTGCACCCCTACCCGCGATGGCACCACCAACACCAGCCGCAAAATATTCACCCCCCGCACTGGTCTGCCACTTACCTGCACTTTTTGAGTCCGAGGCCAAAGAAACATTATCAAAAATATTATTATATTCCGGTGTGTCCATAAGGTTCCTGACCTTGCGGCCAAAATTGATGGACAGATCAGCAGTGTGAGTGGTCTGCATAATCTTCATCTCCGGCTTGAGTCCCATGATCCAAGACGGAAAGTACACAGACGCAAACTCAGACTTCGTATGACGCGGAGGCATGTTCACAATCAATCGCTTGCACTTGCCCTGTGCAACCTCAGTCAACTTGTCCGCAATAATCCGATGATGACTGCCCTCAATAAACCCAGGCCAAATGTGCCGGATGTACTCCATAAACGATTCTTTACATTTATCTTGAGACTCCAGCATCTTGAGGCGCTCCTTGAGCATCAAGATCTCTTTCATCTCCGATTCCGCAATGTGGGCGAGTTGGGGCATTTTTAATTTTCAACATATTTGTGGGTGGCGAACGTTATTATACTACAGCACAAAACGCTCCCCCCCAAAAGGGGGGGATGGGCTCGCAAGCGAAACCTGCCAGCGAATCGCGAAAGACTCAAAAGGGACCCGTTGGATTTTGTTGATCATGTCGACGGTGTCGACATCTATTCGCTTCGCTCAGTCATCATGAAAAGGTCAACTATTTTGCTTGATGTTGCATAAAACACTAGATTTCTCTATCAAAAACTGATATTGTTTAACTCTGTTATTCAATAAGGGATAACAGATAAACACAAAGCAATTAAGGAATTTAATATGCAATATGGAAACAGCAAAGATTTGTTTAAAGATATCGGCATCGTTGACTCGCGATTGTTCGCGGTTCGATCAACGATGGAACGATTGCACGAGACATTCTGCTACATGGATATCAACCAGCGACGAATCTTGAAAGACTGGTTCGATTCATTCGATTCAATCACCGATGCGATCAATGCATTCGCAGAATTAGAAGAGGGCAATTTTGCCGATCTATAAATCAGACGGGCGCCTACGGGCGCCCAAACTGGAGCGTTAAGAATGGAAAAAATTGGATATAGAACAGAGGACGGTTACACAATTCTCTTCAATGATAAAGGCGAACTAGTCGATGGCGATATGATTTGGCCAAGTGAGTCTGATTTCTTAAGAGCGATTGAAGCTGGATGGTTCGACGCGACACCGATTTTTGACCAAAAATAAACCTCAGGCGCCTACGGGCGCCTTCATTCGATTAAGGGATTGACATGAAAAAAAATGAACTAAAAGCGTTGGTAAAAGAAATAGAAAAACTCAAAGCATCGCCAGAGGTAACGCGATTGGCCAAGCTGGAGCGTAAGCTTGGCAGAGAAAATGCGGACCCAAAAGAGGCTATTAAAAATTCGATCGGTGTTAATGAAGGCGGATTCACTAGGTTTTACCATAAACCATCGAATCTGATTGTGACCTCCCGTAATAAAAAAGAGATCATCGGATCGATCAATTGGGAGGGTCAGCGATGGGATTGGGGAATGACGTTTCGAACACCGAGCCCAGATATTCAAAAGGTCGTTAAAATCAATCCAATATTTTAAAT